GAAATCGGACAAACCGTTCAAATACCATCCAAAAACGGTGGTTCCTCATTTACAAAACGGGAGTTTATCTTGGATGCTACCACTTACGATCCTTATACGGGAGAGCGTAGCGAGTATGAGAATGTTATTCCCTTAGAGTTTTCAGGCGATAAGTGTGCAGAACTCGACCGCTTTAATCAGGGTGATGTTGTTACTGTATCATTTGTCTTACAAGGGCGTTCTTGGACGAATCAGGACGGAGAATTCAAACGTATGGCGTCTATTCGGTGTTACAAAATAGATGCGCGTGGCGGTGTGTCGCAATCCTCACAAGCTACACTGGCACAGCAACCAATTCAACAACCTACACCGCAACCGACTTATCAGCAACAGCCGCAGAATTTCCCACCTCCGGTTGATGCGAATGGTAATGCAAAGGACGATTTACCTTTTTAATGTATGTCCCTTTACGATACTTCAAACCCTTTGCAGAAAGAGCAATTTAAGGCTCGTTCTGCAAAGCTCGCAGAAAGCGGTAAGGTTGTAGAACTCACAGAGAAAAAGCCTAAAAGAAGCCTGCAAAGCAATAAATATTTGCATGTGATTTTAGGTTACTTTGCGTGTGAGACCGGAAACACGTTGGAGTGGGTGAAGCAACAGTATTATAAAAAGCTTGTTAATCCATCCATTTTCATTCGTGAGAGAGACGACAAGTATTTGGGACGGATAAAGATATTGCGCAGCTCTGCTGATTTAGATAGTGCAGAAATGAGTACAAGTATTACCCGTTTTCGTAATTGGGCAAGTGCTGAATGCGGAATATATTTACCTTCTGCTGATGAAGATAGATTGATTCAACTAATGGAAATAGAGATTGGACGAAATAAAGATTATTTATAATGGCAGAAATATGGAAAGATGTTGTCGGATATGAAGGTTTATATCAAGTATCAGACAGGGGTAGAATTAAATCTATATGCAGTTACGTAAGACTACAAAATGGTGAATTAATGAAGAAAAAGCCGCATATCCTTAAACTACAAGATAGATGTGGATATAAATGTGTAAACCTATTCAAAGGCGGACGCTCACATACACTTAACATTCATCGTTTAGTAGCAGAGGCTTTTTTACCCAATCCTCATAGGTATTCAGTTGTAAATCATAAAGATGAAAACAAAAGCAATAACAGCTTGTCTAATTTGGAATGGTGTACTCACGCTTATAATTTGAGTTATGGTACTGCCCAAAGAAGAAGGGCCGTATTTCAAGGTAAAGTAGTTATTCAATTAGATAAGAATGGAGCTTTTATAAAGCGACATTTGACATTAATGGACGCTTGTAGAGATACCGGCATAAATTTTCAAAATATCTCACAATGTTGTAACAACAAAAGAAAAACAGCAGGTGGATATTGTTGGAAATTTGAGGAACAGCAGGAAATACAAAGAAATCAAGAATTTATTTAGTTATGATAGAAACAAGAAAAACAGAAATCAGGTATGTGACATCTGACCCGAAAAAGATGCTCAACATGTACCTTGCAAAACGTGTCCTCAAAACATGGGAGGAATCTTTCATTGATGAAGATACAGGTGAAACAGTAACCATCGAACGGAATGAAATTCTTTTTGACCGTGGCACGCTGATAGACCAAGACACTTTGGCGAAAATTCGTTTCAGTATGGAAGCTGACGGCATCAAGGAAGTGGAAGTCAGCAACCAGAACCGCTTGGCGTTCGAGAATGAGAACAAGTTCTTATATCCTTATCTTGCACAAGCGCAAATAAGCGACAAGAAGTATAAATTCTTGTTGTATGCCACCGGGCTAGAGAATGCTTGCCTTATCTTGAAAGACTACATCGAACTCAATTATCAGTTCGGATTCACCCTGACAATGATAAAGGAGTTCGATTCTTGCGTGATTCTTACTGACAATTTGAAAGAACGCAAGGTTGATGATGCTTCGCTTGCCTATCTCAAAAATGAAATCACTATGGCAAAATACGTTGATAAGATGGACGATGAGACGGAAGATAGCGACGAAGAATCTAAACCGAATGAAAAGAAATTCTACCAGATTGAGACGAAAATCACATTCACGGATGGGGAAAATGAAGACGAAAGGGTTCAGACTTTTGTCGTGAACACCTTCAACGTTGACAGAGCGATGATGCTTATTACCCACTACCTCAAAAAATAAAGAGGAAGAATGTGAGAAGCAAGCCAAAGAAAAGGGACATGAGTTCAACAAAAGAGAAATCCATGCGGCCATTGAATCTGCTAAACCTATCCCAGTTGGGCGGTTCATTCCGAAAGAGTTTTCGGTGGCTTATATGGAATAAAAAAAGCCCTTCGTTTGTTCACGAACAAACGAAGGGTGCCATTATTAGCAATCATCTTATAACAGAGTTATCAGTTCGTGAGAATAGATAACTAATCGAGGGCGTAGTGTAATGGTCAGCACGCCTCCCTGTCACGGAGGTAGAGGGGTTCGAGTCCCACGTTCTCGGCTGAACGTAGTAAAAATTACTTTATTGAAAGAAGACTTACAGCAAATCAAAACTACTAAGAATCAATTGGTAAGTGAAAGGTGCAGGGTTCGATTCCTTGCCTATACCGCTAAAGTCCTGATGGGTATAGTAGTTTAAATGGTTAGAAC